CTCGCCGCCTTGTGCTGTTTCCCACCTCCCAGCGGCCTTACTATCTTCCTGTAATGTAGTTTTGAAAATTTTAGAATATTCTTCACTGTCAATTAAGTGTTTTGCTTTACGACCGAATCTTACTGCAAGCTCCCCGGTGTGAGTGACCTGTATAATCTTGAGCTTAGGCTCACGGCCCACCATCCAGGCGGGAAGAAGAAAAGATGCAAACTCAGACTTAGTATGTCTAGGTGGCATATTAACAATTAATCTGTTTATTTTACCAGTTGCAAGATCATTAAATTTTTTAGCAATTATTCTATGGTGCGCACCTTCAATGAACTCGGGCCAAACGCACTTAACAAAGGACATAAAATCTTCTTTTGCCCTGTTTTGTATCTTTTTTTCAGTGTGAAGTAATCTTAATTGCTTGAATTGTTTTCTAATGTCGGTCGGTAATTTGCTTATATCTAAGTTATTTAAATCCATTTTAAATTTTTTATAATATTTTTTGCACTTTTTAAGGTGGAGAAGTTTTATACACCCTCTAACTGTCTAAATCAAGCTATATAGTCCGAAATATTGGGACCCCTTTTTATATAAGGGAAGTCGATTACTGAGCGCGCGCGAATTTTCGGATCGCGTCTGGTACCTCTATGGTTTATGTATTATGTGCTGTGATAGGGGGCGCAACCTGTGCGTGTGAGTGTGGTCCTACAGGACCACACAGTTGGTGTTCGGTTTAGTTAGCCCAAGTATTAAGGGCGTCCTTCTTAATTAGTATTGTTGGTCCCGCAACAAAGTCATCATGTCCCCATAAATATTTATCCTTAGTAAATGTAGTACGCCATAACGTTGTCGCTTCTTGGTTAATGGGTAACCCCATCATCTTACCTTCTTCATTTAATAATAGTAAGTCACCATTCGGCATTGATACAACCTCAACCATTCCACCAACAAACTTAGACACTGCCTTATAATCTGGCTCATCTTTTTTGTCTGTGATAATCTTGAACTCTGCTGTTGTGTTTGTCTGTGTCATTTGTATTCTCCTGTATGTTTGTTATAGGGCTAGCCTATATTAATAGGCTAGCCTTGTCAAATGTTAATTCCAAAGATCCTTGACCATTGCGCCATTGGTCGCCGAGTTAAGCGCTTCAAGATACTCGGTCTCTGTCATTTTAAGATAAGTTAAACAGAACTCATGTTTGATCTGTTGAGTTTGTCCAGGTGTCTTGATGTAGTCAACTGCTTTGTCTAACATCTCTTGACGTCTCTCGCCTCCTGGCATGTACTCGGCTTTAATTGTTCTTGTCATATTATTTCTCCTGTATAAGTTAATATATCCCTATCCTATACTATCCATTATAGGTGTCAACTGTTATTAATCCCCTTCGGCCGTCTGTAATCTAGCCAAGATTTTAGCATGGCTCTCGATTGCTTTCTCTAACACTTTTAGTCTATCCTCTATATATTTGTCTTTCTTTCTTTTATCTGCTTCCATTCTATTCTTTGTATGCACCTCAAAGTGTTCGTCATTTAATTGTGTCATTTTTTATCACTCCATAATCTTAAACCTATTAATCCAAATAACATTGCTATAAAAAATAGTTCATACATTAATTGTTCAGTCATTAACAACACCCCACGCAATAACCTTGTTTCCAACTTTTCTCCCCTATTTTTATAGTTTTACTACACGATCGGCAAATATTATACTTCTCACAATACTCATGCGATTTAACAGTGGCCTGTTTTTTTTCCCACCCATTTGTAATGAACTCTTTTTTTAGTCTTTCTACTAGTGTTCCCATGTTATTTCTCCTGTATTAATTAATAACCTATCCTAGCATTAATAGGATAGGTGTCAAGGGTTAAAATTTGCCTTATGTGTAATACAACCTGAAGTTGAATTGTTTATATATATACCACCATCCCCAGCCACCATCCAATGGTAATGAATAATTTTAGCACTGTCAAGAAGTTTATTTGCATTTAAGTAAAATAAATATCTTGTTTATTAATTGTCCTATGTTATAAATGACATAGCCCACATTTAAAGATTTATCGGCTCTTAAAACTATAAATCTTAATGGGACTTGCACCAGCAAAAGCAAGTAGGACTCAATAGCAGGTTTCTTTATACCTCTCCTGCTACTGATCCCTGATCCATTATGTAAGTACCAGGAATTTATTCATGGGCCTTTAATGGATCTGGGATCGGAAACGGTCATTCATTAGTAGAGCCCGCTGGGGCCAGCAATGGTCCCAGCATAACCCAAGGAAAATATGACAGAAGAAATAGAGCAATTTGATACATGGTTAAGCACAGCACAGCTGGGAGATAAGTATACTTATTTCACAGGTAATATTGCCCACGCGTCCGTTATACTAGGCGGAGATAAAATAAAAAAATTAAGGGACCATGTCATGAATACATGCTGTGATTGGAACTTGGACCCTTTACCAACTAAAGCAACAGACAACAAGATCTTATTTAAATCAAAAATAAGACTAGTACAAAAAAGACTAAAAAGATATTGGGACAAAAAAGAAAAAGATGTCTTGAATGAAACAGCTTACATAGCTGTTAAAATATAGAATGTTGGGCCCGCAAGGGCCCATACAACCTGAGGTTGAAAAAAAAGAAAAAAAAGAAAAAAGCACCAAGCAACAAGCGCCAAGCGCCAAGCGCCAAGCGCTGCAACCTGTAGTTGTATATAAATTAAAAAAAGATTTGACAATGGTTCATGGATAATATAGGATAAGTACTTAATCAATAAAGGAGAAATAAATGACAAAAAAGTTTACTGAAAAAGAAAATCAAATTTGCGATATGATGGCCTGGTTGGCGTGTCATGCGGATGAAGATTGTCCGGGTGAATACAGAACCAAACATTTTAGGATCGCCTTGAAAAAAGCAATCGATTATTTAGAGAGCAGTGGTTGGTATGATTTTAACACAGCGAGGAACCATGACAAAATTTAAAATAACAGCAGGACAAACACAATACACAACTTATGAAATTGAAGTAGAAGCCGGCAGTTCGGAGGAAGCGGAAAAAATTGCCTTAGCTACTGATATGAATAAATGGGATAATGAGCGCACTGAGAATGGTGACGCTTTAAGTATAGATGATATTGAGGAGGTAATTGAATAAAGCTTCAAGCCTCAAGCGGCAAGCCTTAATATGAACACAATTAAATAATACACTTTATTAAACATACAGGAGAATAAAATGGGTAAATATACCAAAGAACAATATACGCAATTTGTAAAAACAATGAGCGATGAAGACTGGAAACTGATCAGAGGAAAAATGGAGGAAAAAATTCCAGATGTTAAAAAATGGGACGAGAATCTATTTAGATCTTATTCTCTAAGAGTTGTAACCGCTGGATCCAGGAAGGAGGATTTAAACTAATGAAAAGAATTAAACATAGAGATTTAACTCACTACTTTCTACAAGATCATAGATACCTGCCGCGATCCTATCTTGCCAGCTGCGAGCGCTTTTTCAAAAGCTTCAAGCTCCACGGGCCAGGAACCAGGGCCCGAGCTTCAAGCGTCAAGCATCAAGCGGCAAGCCTTAATTCGGACACAATTAAATAGTACTATTAATTATACAGGAGAAATAAATGCTAATAAAAGATGCTTTAAAAATTACGGGCTCATTTACAAAAACTTCAAAAATGCCGGGCTTAAGTTACAGCCTCCCGGCGTGGGAATGCCAAACGGGCGCTAAACTTCGGAAGGTTGAGAGCTCACCGTGTTTCGGTTGCTATGCATTAAAGGGTAATTATACAAGATACCCGGCTATTAAAGCAGCGCAATATGTAAGACTCAACTCACTCACCAATCCGTTATGGGTTGAAGCGATGGTTGCAAAAGTTAAAAATCAAAAATGGTTTAGATGGCACGACGCCGGCGATGTACAGAGCCACGAGCATATGGCTAATATTTTAGAAGTTGCAAGATTAACTCCTCACGTAAAGCACTGGATGCCCACACAAGAGCGGCCTTATCTTCCTGACCCTGAAGTGGTTCCAGATAATATGGTGATCAGATTATCGGGCAGCAAGGTCGACGGACCAGCGCCAAAAGCCTGGAGCCATACGTCAACGGTAGTGACAGATGGCGCGCCTAGTTGTCCAGCTCCAACGCAGGGCGGCAAGTGTAAAGAGTGCCGGGCTTGCTGGAATAAAGACATTTCAAATATTAGTTATGGTAAACACTAAAAAAAATTCCTTCGGGAATATAATCTGGAGCAGCCTTGTCAGCGTTACATCTTTAATTTTATATATTCCATTAAAGATGGCTCCAGGTTATAATTTATAATGTGGTTTTTTAAAAACGGCGCTGGCTGGTGCCAGCGTCATAATCCAGAGAATACAGAACCTAGACCGAGAAAATCTCGAGCTCCTATATTCAGGGCCCGTGGACCAGGGACCAAAGCTGCAAGCCTCAAGCACCAAGCCTCAAGCACCAAGCTTAGAAAAATATAAGCGACAAGCATCAAGCCCTTCGCTGCAAGCCTCAAGCTCCAAGCCGGAAGTAACAAGCTCCCTGATCCGTGAACCACGGTACATGGAATAAGTATTAGGGGACCACGGACCGCGGGCCTCTATAAGGATAAATGTATTGTTAGGATGTCTTAAATGGAAGGCAATTTGATGGGGAGAAAAACGAACTTTCTTACTCTTTGTAACTTTTAATTCGATAGTGAA